CCAATTGTATAAATTCATCTTATTTATTTTAAAAAGGCCCCTCCCAAATGAGAGAGGCCTTTGTTATCTACATTAACCAAACCACAGTCGTTATTAATCTAAGTAGATTGCAGATGCAGGAAGCATCAAGTTCAACTCTTCTTGACACTCAATTCTAGCAGTGATCAAGTTCTTAGTGAAGTTGTCAGCATCTTCCATCGCAAAAGTAATGTTAACTGCTTCAGTCTCTACTCTTTCGATATAATCCATATCAATTACTAAGTAAGAACCGTTGTTAGCCCATGAAGCTGAAACAACTGGAGTACCAGCAATAACTACCGCACCACTTGCTACAGAACTAACACCAGCAGCACCAGGATAGTATCCGTTAGTCAACAATGTTCTGTTAATCAAAGCCAATGTTGCAGGACTTACGATTACGTATGAAGCATTGAAATTTGCAGTCTGTTGGTTAGCAATCAAGTCCATGATAATCTCTACTGGATTAGTTCCAGTTGTAGTATTAACACCTGTAGCTTGAGCAATAACATCAGCATAAAACAAAGCATTCTCAGTCTTGTAGAAATCTCTAGTCAACAATCTTGGTAAAGTTGTCTGCATGTAAGGCAATTGCTTAGCCATTTGCTTAGAGAAACGAGCAAAACCTGCGATGTAATCCTGAACGATTCTAACCTCAGTAAAATCATACTGTACCTGAGTCTTAGATGCACCTTCAGTTTGAACACCCATTGCTTGAACAGCAGATGTCTCACGATATTGAACATAAAGACCAGTAGGAGAAATAGCAGTAGAGATGATATCTCTCATGTTTACTCTTTGTGATGGCAATAAAGCTTGACGTGCGCTATAAGAAGCAACACCACTTAAGTTACCATTAGGAGCTAATGATGTATCAAGAATCATGTTAGCCTTAATCTCCATTTTGAATGGTTGTCCAGCCTTTACATTTTGAATAGCATCAAAGTTCTTCTCCAATGCTTCGCTGAATGCTTCATCAAAAGATTGCTTAGGAGCTTTAGACTTAGGAGCCGACTTTGTGCGACTTTCCAAGATTTGCAAACCACTAACAGTAGCAGCTAAATCAGCCTTAAGCTTAGAAACTTCAGTACTCATAGCTTTTACAGCATCAGCACTGTCATTGTTAGCGATATCTGCAAGCTTTGCATTGATATCAGTTTGGAAAGCTTTTAATTGGTCTGCAATTTCAGCTTTCGCTTTTTCAGTTACGGATGTCTCAACTGTTGTTTTTAGAGACTCCAATTCTGCGATTAATTCTTTCTTTTCCATATTGGATAGATTTTTATTTTTTAAGGTTATTGTTAAACTGCCTAATTATATCCGCAACACTTTCTTCTGGCTGAATGGCGTTAACCGGTTCAGTAGTACTCTTCATATCTAGGATTAATTGTGCTAATTGTTTTGAATGTAATAACAACATTTGAATAGTATCATCTGTTGCTGTCGTGTTCCTGCAGAACTTATCTATTGCCTCATGCTTAGCCACTAATAAATCTACATCATTCATAGACTTTAATGATGTGATTGGAGTCAATGGATTTGCTCCCCATGCCGTAAGTGAACTTCCCTCGTAAAGCTTTATCTCAGTAATCTCAAACTGTCCTAGCTGAGGATTCTTAAGATAGTTTTCATAGGATTGGATTTGATTTCTCTTGATTATTTTAAAACCAATAGAATGCTCCGTAATAAGTCCACTCTCAACCATCTTAATAAAATCCTCACCGCCCTCATGACTTCCTATCTGTGACTCATATGCTAATCCATAACTATCTTCAGTAAGCGTCTTAATAACGCCTAATGGTAATGATGGATCATGATTAAGAAGATGTTTGATTCTTGGCAATGCCGACTCTGGACCTTGCTCTCTGATTGTCTTAGTAAATGCACCTGGTCTGATAATATCTCCATCAGCATCCACATTATTAAATTTAGAGAAGTAACCGGTTACAATCCCTTGTTTAGGATTCATATCCATAATCTCTGCTGAGAGTACTTCTGTCTTAATGTTGAAGATATTGGTCACGTTATAAAGTTAATTTATTTTGATTTAATTACAAAAATTTATCTTCTGATAATTCTACCCTGTCTATCTCGCTTAGATTGGAAAGCAACCACACATCGGCAGTTAACTACTTCTGATGCTGGAACCGCTAACCCATTAGGCTGCTTCCTCACACCAGGTTGCATCATCAGGATATCTCCAAGCTTTTGCGACTTCAATAAAAATGGCTCATTTATATCAATAACTGTTCCATCAATTGTCACATGGTTTGCCCATGCGTTATGCCTTGTCCTCTTATCCTTAACGCTAATCCATATCTTCTCCATCACATTCCCTGATGTCTGAGCGTATATCATAGCTGCACCATTGGCAGCAGTTACCGTCTCTGTTCTAGCAATACGTCTCGCTCTCATTGCTCCTAGTTCTGAATTGCTTGTTAGTTGTCTGACTATATCATCAAATGAGGCACCAGTTATGGCTGCATCATCAAGTACTTTTTGTATCACTGCTCTTGTTGTGTTATTAATCTCCTCTGCATCATTAAGCAAGTCAATGCCGTAATACTGACGCATCAGTTCTACTATCTGCTCATTGAATCCCATCTGACCTGTGGCCTTACTCATTGATACCTTTGCTACTCTTGCCCATCTAGCACCAACAGTCTTATACAAATCAACTAGCACCGTATAAATGGGAAATGATGGAATTGCCATTAAATCTTGTGTCTTAATAAACGCAGCCACTTGCACTTTTAATGCAGCAGCAAACTTCTTCTCATAGTACTTCTCATACCGCTGCTGGAACTTGTGCCACTCGTAAAAGTATTTATTTTGTTCTGCTGGTGTCATTTAATCTTTCGGCTAATGTCTTTTTAACTTGCTCTATCTTCCAGTTGTTATGGTCTCGCTTTCTTGGACATGATGGATTTGGTAGCTGCTCAATAAGTATCATCGTTATCTTACTCTCAATGATTCTTACTATCTCCTCAATAGATTTAGTCTCCATTACTCACCAGGCATTGTGACATCAGGAACCGCCCCTAAGTCAGTTATCAATTGTTTACCTGCATCAATTATTATTTGGTCCATTAATGGCTCCATCAACTCCTCAAATCCCATCATATCTCTCTTCTCATTCGGAGTAGTCCACCACATAGAATTTAGAGCATCGGCTTGCATCTTCATATCTTCCTGTAGTGCTGATATCTCAGACAAGTCTATCTCAATGGTTCTTCTTACTCCATCCAATGCATAGTTAGGAATTACACCATTAATGATGGCATCTCTAAATAGATAGATATTTGGAAGGATAGAGTTAGTATAAAGCATCTTCTCAGCTGTAGCAACATTATTAAACGTTGAGCTATCTTGATTGTTTAATAATATCTCAGGGAACTTGTATGCATTGCATAATTTAGTAAAATCAATCCCAGCAAGAGTACTGACATCCATATCAGCCAACGATAACCCCAATGGTAAGTAACCCATCTCACCTGCTGCGAAATATGGCGCACCCTTATTTGAACTATTACGAAGATAATTAGCAAAATCATTCTTTCTTTGGCCTAAAGTTTCTATTGCAAAATCGCTTTTCTCATACACTATACCAGGTACACCTCCATTCTGCATCTGTGCTACTGACGCATCAAGAGATGCATTCCATCTAGTTAATCTCTTAGTCAACACCTGCAATGGACTTAATCCACGCCATTGCTGACCATTCATAATGGTAGGATTGTAATACTTGATGTGTATAACATCTTCGACTCCTAACGTGCCACTGAACCCAGCATCAAAGTACTCATAGCCGATTACTCTCTGTGGAAAGCTATCACTAATCATCACAATAACATTCTGGCCATTCATTGGATGTAGGATAACCTTGCCAGCATTAGGACCTAACTCAATCACTTCTTTATATAGGAACAATTCACCGCTAATGTAAAGTATAGTATAGTACTTAACCAACTGCTCATAAGTCAGACTCCTAATAAACTCATTGAACTTGTCTTGCTCCGGTAGATCCTGCATTGCCTTAGTCTGATAATGCTTACCTAGTAATGATGTCTTTGAATACTTCTTCATTGACTTCATAGCTGAATCATCAACTATCTCATAACCATACATTGGAATCCTAGCAGCAGTCTGCGCTAAGTATGACACAATTGAATACACATCATCAACAGTGATGTATGTCTCAATATTCTCAACCGTCTGCCAACTAGGGTAGATGCTTGTAGATACGCTAATTACATTGGATAGGTTTGTACGCTGTAGTGCTTTAACTTGTTGTTGTAGATTCTTAACCGTCTTCGTCTGTCCGAAGAGTCTATCAATCATTCCCATATGCAAACACCATTTTAGGTTTTAATTCGAATATTTCTCGCATCATAAACATGTCTAGTAAATCTGGTGAGTCACCATTAAGCTTCACCTTCATCTCATCCTTGCCGATAATCCTTAGCTTGCCATCATTGTCAGCCTTATCTCTTCTAATGGCTTTTCTCTCATACATAAACCTCTGACGCATGGTCATGGTATTATCATACATTTTATCAGCAACCCTCTTGTTAATCTTCATCTGTCCATCACTAACCCTACCTCCTGAACGATAATAACATTGTGTCTTAAGATTCATGTAGTTCTCCTTTATCAGCCTACCTGATGCCTCATCCTTAACTGCCAAAGCCGCAGCACCTCCATTAAATGGAACAGCACCACGAATGAACCCATCAACATAACTTCCCACACCATCTGCGTCATAACAAATATAACGATTTTCTACAGAATACTTTCTAGCCATGTTAGATATTAATTCGATTACCTGCTTGCCATCACTCTTATCCATTATTTCTATATCACACAGCTCCATACCTTCCCAGTAACCTACTACAAGCTTATTACTTCCCTTCATCGCAATGTCAGCTGTTATGTACTTACCTGTATTAACTACTCCTTTTAGATTCTCAAACAATCCCATGAACACATCATGCTCATACACATCCATTGGACTATTGCTTATCTTCCATCTTCCCTCCAATAACTGCCGCCTGGTATCTTCATCCTGTGATAATAGGTTACCTGGATAAGATGGATCATACTGCAACCCTTTCTTATTGTCGTAGATAGAACCGGATACAAACGTAATGGACTTGATAAAGTCTTTAGCATCTAACCCTGATGAGTCCATCATTGGCTTAATTATATGCTCGGCCTTATCATACACCTCATCATAACTGTCACCCCATATGTAATTAGCACCGTACTTTATAAAGTATCTCAACTTACCTCTGCGTTCCAATATTGGGAACCCATCCTCAGGATCTATCCACCAGCTAATTAATTTAAATACCCACGACTCAGGATCAGGATTGCAGGTTGCCCTAACATATGGCTTGACACCACAACCTGAACGATTACGACTCAGCAAATAAAAGAACATAGACTCAGTAAAGTGAGTAAGCTCATCAAATCCTAAGAATGGTATCTGCGCGCCTTGCCAGTCATACTTATTCTTTTCAAACTCTAGATGTCTAAATGATATCTTGGAACCTACTGGGAACTTCCAGTCTAAGGATGATTCTCTTGGCTCACCATTAACAAGCGGATAAAGCTTCACTGATGTATCCCATAATCCACCCTCATTCCTAATCTGCACACTGGTCCGTCTAAATATCACACCACCAAAGCCAGGTACAGTTATGTGACGTAGTGGATCAAGGAGCAGAGCAAATGTCTTACCAACAAATGCCGCTGCTCCTCCGATCACGATATCGGCTTTACTACTAAGCGCAATCTGTTGATAGCCTTCCTGTGGCTCTATGTATGTTGTTGTTGTCAATTAGATGAAGGTAAATCTATATCTAAGTTATCTCGGCCATTGTCCGGTAGTCTAATAATCTGTACATGTTGTACATCTGCATCTATCTCTATGTCAAATTTCTCACGAGGTTTGCCTGCTGCATGTTCCCACACAAACTTAACCAGTGATGGTTCCTGAGTATCAAGCAACGCTTTAAAGCCGTCAAGCAATGAACCATAATGCTCAGTTATTGCCTGTACAGCTATTGCTTGTATGCCTAATTCCTCTGCTCTACTTTTCCTTCCAGAATTAGGTCTGAATCCTCCGTGCTTATTTCCCATCTTGAACTAATTTGGATATCCATACCAAAGTTAAACATTTTTTTATAACGTCTACAAATAACGCTCAAAACCTTTATGTACCTTTGTTACAGCCTATGAAAACACTTTTAACCTTACTCATGCTGAGTTTCAGCCTGTGCATATCTGCACAATGTACTGATATCTATGGTTCTAAAGTTGACTGCCCAACTGAAGAAGATAGCCTAATACTTTACAATAATGCCATAAAAGTAGTCCAGTTCTATGACAGCAACCGTTCATATCAGCTGACTAATAGCATTGAACTGGACACTAAATCAAAAAAGCAAGACATCTTTGAGCAACTTAAAGAAGCTCGTAGAATGTTTAATATAATCAGACGTGAGCTTGCCACAATTAGTGAAGCTGAGAAGAAGTTCACCGCAGGTAAACCTAAGCCAGATTACAAGGATATATCATACAAAGATTACTATCAAGAAGTTGATGAGTACCGGTTCTATCAGCGTGAGCTGGAGAATCAGATTATAAATGCTAATGCTCAGATGCCCATTTATGATTATCGTATTGCTCCCATCCTAGTTAATACTTATCAAAATTATGACACATCATCAATTTACTTTGGTGACCTGGTACAATTGCCTTTGTATGTACCGGTAGTAGTTAAGCCATTTGCACTGCTTACTGGTCCTGAACTGATGCTTAGAAATAAAGTTCTTAAGCTACCTGCACCAAAAGTTTATCCAACTAGATCAATGGTAAAACGTGATTCTACACCTCAGCTAAATTATACGCAAAAGAATATAATTGAGCAGAAAAACCCATTATTATATCCTTCAGCGTATAAGTTACCAGTTTACTATTACAATCAATATGGCTCAGCCTGTGTTATCGGTTTTATGATTGGTCACAAGTTTAAGAAGCTAACCCATGAAGAATATTCTAACTATGCTGTATCTACGTTTGCACGCACTTTATTGGCAAATGATTTACTACTGGATAAACAGTTAAGATTAAAGTTTGGAGCATATTACGAAGGATTGCTCCAATGATACTTAGGCTTCCTACCCATTTTAAGCTGATTTATGACCTTAACTCTTTCTCCATTACGAAAGATATGCACTACGCCTTTATCAGCCTTAAACATGTCTATTAATGTGTTTAAAACCTCTTCCTGGTCTTTCATGACTGAAGTGCATCTGTAAACTAATCTACAGTCTCTTTTTACCACATAATGAAACTTAGGTTTTCCTTGAAAATTTGGTATAACTACCTCACTAACCGATTTTTCCATTTTTTGTCTATTTCTCTTTATATAATTAAATAATTAAGATAAGTTCAATAAATTAATATAAATAGGTTAGATACGTTAGTGATTTTATAACTCATTGATAATCATAGCGTATTTCACTAACCTATTTTATTAAAAATGCGTTAGTAGTTAATACAAATACTCATTATCAGTTAGTGATTTATCTATATTATTACTTTTTTTATTAATCTTAAACATCTTAATATTGTTATGTTGCCAGTTTTTCTCCTCAAAAAACTCGTTTTCAAAGACCTCAGATGCTATTACTAACCCTTTTTTAAAACGCTTTAAAGAGTACTCTTTTTTGTCCAATTCATACTTGATCAAGTATCCTTTCCACTCATCAGTAATTGATTTAAAATTGCCTGATTCTAGATCATCATAATAGTCCAAGAAATCTTCTCCAAACTGTTGTTTTATCTGTTTGCGTTTAAGCTTAGCAGAATTATCTACTTGTACTATTCCAATCTCCATATATTCCTTTACGCAAAAGAACATAAGATTATAGAACTTAGTCCACTCATCATGATCCCAGTCAGTAAAGAAAGTATGGCCGAATACATCTAATGGTGTATTCTTACTATTAAAGAAAGGCGCAAACTCCAGCACTCTTTGTCTCCTTCTACTATGCTCTGAGTTATTGCTGATGGTATAATTGGTAGTAAATGCAATCTTAGGAGATTCAGAAAAGTTTAAATGTAGCTCATCTTGGTTCTTCTTCTCAATGGTAATACCTTCAGTTATGGTTGGGTAAAACTTCTCAAAGTCTACATTCTTTGGACAATCCTCAATGATTACAAGCTTAGTACCAAGTGTTACACGCTGATAGGCAAAGTTTTTATCAGGTTTAAATGTTTTGCCGTCAATAATGACAACAGGTATAAGTTTAGCAATGGCTTGGAAAAATAAACCTTTACCAGTACCACCGCCCTTACTTTCATCATCAGTTTCTTCTGCAAGTATAGGAGCGTAAGGCTTAGATGGATCTTTAAAGCTGTGCAGGATGTAACCTATAAGAGTCATAGCATACTGGACACGCTTAGGATCATCAGCAGATATTTTACATAAGAATTTAAAGAATACAGATGACAAAGGATCAAACTCAGTATTTATCTTTATGTCTTTGTCTATAATCTGCGACTCCCATATGTACTCATCAATATCTCCGTAATTAATAGAGCTTATATTATCTTTTGTGATAACTACAATTTGATTATTAAATGGGAAGTAGCATTTATCCTGTTTATCATGCATTATTTTAACATCTGCCTTGTCAATATACTCAAAAAATGATGGTACAAAGTAGCTATTGGTTGACTTCATCACTGCCTCCATCACATCTATATGATTATGCTTAACAAGCTCCTGCTTTACATACTTTTTTATATCCTCAGCATGTACTTCTTTTATTCTTTTATTGTCAGTGTGTACGAGCCGATATGCGCCACTATTTTTATTGTGGAAGTATAACTGTACATAATTATCGTGGAGCCATTCTTGGAACTTAAAACGCGATATTATGACATGGCCTTTTTCTGTCTTGTACCAAAACCATCCATCAGTGTTTACGTCTCCGTAAACATCTGATAATTGTTTACAAGCTTTCTTCCAGTCTCCCTTACATTCTAAATGAGTATAAACGGCAAATGGATTATATCCTTTATTTTGGAAAGATGTTGATGTTGTATGTGGGTAAAATATACGCTTATCTTTAAATACTACTGCAGATGTTACACTCGTAGTTTGACCTGGTCTAAGTAAGTAAAATCTTTCATTATCTTCACGCACTACTCGCCATCCATGCTTTTCCATTAGTGCAATTAAATCTCCACGCTGATTATAATCATCCCATACTGTCAGATTGCTACCAGTTGTAGGCATAACCGGTTGTTTGATTTGCTCAACAATCTGATTAAAACTTCTTGCAATGCTAAGCAATAAATCACGCTCTTCTAACGTTATGATAGGAATATCATTTGTGTCCAGTGATGTGTAGCCATCTGATGGAGGCGCAATGACATATCCT